CGGCCATTTTTATTACCCGAATGGAGGTGAGAGAGATGGCGCGCCTCAAAGCGCAGGAAGAGAAATTTTGCCAAATCTACACGGCCGACATAAAACGGAACGGAACAAAGGCCGCCATCGAGGCGGGATATTCCGAGAAAGGCGCATCAGTACAGGCTTCGCGCATGCTAAGGCGGGCTAACATAATCGCCCGCGTGCGGGAACTGGAGCGGGAGGCCGCACACGCGGCCGTTGACGACCCGGAGAAGCTCCGCCTGCACGTCTACCGGCAGCTCGTATCCCTGGCGACAAGCGACATCACGGACGTGGTGAAGGTTGTCCTGCCCGGCGACCAGGAGTACTCCGACGCCCTCGACCAGGACGCGGAGCAGAACGACGGACAGTACGGGCTCCCCTTCGGGGATCCCCTGGTCTACGTCCGCCCCACAGACTCCCTGCCCAGCGAGGTCACGGCCGCCATCAAGAGCATCCGGAAGACGAAGGACGGCGTCCAGGTGGAGATGCACTCCAAGGACCCGTCGCTCAGGATCCTTTCTGAGGCCACGGGCATCATTCATGGCGGCGACCTGACCGTGAACGTATCCATCGCGGACCGGATCCAGGCCGCCAGAGAACGGATGAAGGCGCAATGATCCGCGACGCCACGGCAGTGCTCGACCCGGAGGAGGCGCTCTGCGAGGACATGGCGCTCCTCTCCGGAGATCCGCTCTCCTGGGTGAAATACGCCTTCGAGTGGGGGAAGGGCGAACTCGCCGGATATTCCGGACCGGACACCTGGCAGGAACAGGTCCTCGCGGACATACGGGACGGGCTCACCCCCAACGACGCCCTGCGGATCGCCGTGTCGTCGGGACACGGCGTTGGAAAATCCGCCCTCGTCGCATGGATCCTCCTGTGGAGCCTCAGCACCTGCCCGGGAGCCAAGGGCGTGGTCACCGCCAACACGGGAACGCAGCTGAAGACCAAGACCTGGTCGGAATTGGCCAAGTGGAAGCAGCGGTGCATCTGCGGCCACTGGTTCGAGCTGTCCGCCACGTCCATCGCGTCCGCCGACCGGCAGCACGAGCTCACCTGGCGGGCAGACGCCATCCCATGGAGCGAGCACAATTCCGAGGCATTCGCAGGGCTGCACAACTCGGGAAAGCGGATCGTGGTCATATTCGACGAGGCCAGCGCCGTCAGCGACACCATCTGGGAGGTCACCGAGGGCGCCCTCACGGACCAGGACACGGAGATCCTCTGGCTGGCTTTCGGCAACCCCACCCGAAACACCGGGGCCTTCCGGGAGACCTTCCGCCGGAACAAGCACCGTTGGCAACACTATAAAGTGGATGCCCGGTCCGTGAAGATCACCAACAAGAAGCAGATCGACGAATGGATCGAGGACCACGGCATCGACAGCGACTTCGTCAAGGTGCGCGTCCTGGGGGAATTCCCCGACGCCGCAGATAACCAGCTCATCGGAGCCGACCTCATCAGGCAGGCTCACGGCACCGTCTACAAGCCGGACGAGTTCAGCGCGGCCCCCGTCATCCTGGGCGTGGACGTGGCGAGATTCGGAGGAGATTCCTGTGTCATCTACCGGCGCCAGGGGCTCGGGGCACGAAGACTCTACAAGCAGACCGGCATCAACACCATGCAGTTCGCCGACATCGTGGCCACATACAACACCCAGGAGAAACCCGACGCTATATTCCTTGACATGGGCGCCATGGGGGCCGGAGTCTACGACCGGCTGAACCAGCTCGGCGTTCCGGTCCAGGGGATCCAGTTCGGAAGCAAGCCCATAACCGAATCGCTCTACGTGAACCGCCGGGCGGAGATGTGGGACGGCATCCGGAAGTGGCTGCGGGACGGAGGATCCCTCCCCGCGAAGGGACGTGAAAGCCAGGACCTGGAGGAGGACCTCACCAGCCCGGAGTACTACTACGACTCCCGGGGCCGCATGTACCTGGAATCGAAGGACGATATGAAGGCCCGTGGCCTGCAGAGCCCCGACGACGGGGACGCCCTGGCGCTCACGTTCGCCGCACCCGTGCAGAAGAAGCAGTACAACCCGGTGCCCCGGAGGAACGAACCGTACAACCCCCTGGAACGGCACCGAATGAAGAGGAGGTAACCATCATGTGCCTAGCACCTTCACCGAAGACACCGCCGGCCCCCACGAAACGGGAGACCCTGGACACCAACACCACCGCTCTGGACGCTAGGGAGCGGGAGCGCCGGAGACTCTCCAGGCAGCGGGGATACTCGAGCACCATGCTCACCGGCCCGTCGGGAGTCCAGGCCCCGCAGCAGAACACCCCCGGCAAGACGCTGCTGGGGCAGTAGACCATGGACCTCGCCAGACTGAGGGAGGACCTCGACGTCCGCTGGCAGGGACTGAAGGACGAGCGGTCTCCCTGGGAGACACCCTGGCGGGATATCTCGGACTACATCTGCCCCGATAGAGGACGGTTCGGCTCCCCGAGCGACACCAATGACGGACGGCGCAACGACAGCCTCATCATCGACGACAGCGCCAGGCTGGCCCATCGTAACTTCGCGTCGGGAATGAGGAGCGGCCTGACCAACCCGGCACATCCCTGGTTCAAACTCGTGACGCCGGGGGATCCCGAGAAATCGGACGCACCGCAGCTGCGGGCATGGCTCGACCACGTGGCCCATGTTCTCATGCGGATATTCGCCAAGAGCAACGCCTACAGCGCATTTCAGGCCACCTACGCCGAGTGCGGCGCATTCGGAACACACGCCTTCATGCTCGAGCCGGACTTCGAGACCGTGATCCGGGTGCGGCCGTACACCATCAACGAGTTCGTGCTGGGCACCGACGGCAAGAATAACGTCTCGGTCCTGGCACGGGAGTTCTCGATGACCGCGCTCCAGATGATCACCGAGTACGGCCTCGACAACGTCAGCAACGCCGTGCGGGAGGCGTACCGCAGGGGAAACTCCAGGCAGCGCTTCGACCTGGTGCACATGGTCCTGCCCAACGAATGGCGGGACCAGGGGAAGATCACCTCCAGGAACAAGCCGTACCTGTCCGCGCACTGGGATCCTGGCGACGAGTCGAAGCGGTTCCTGCGGACAAAGGGATACGACTACTTCCCGGCCATAACGCCACGGTGGTCCGTGGTGAGCGACGACGTGTACAGCAAGGGCAGCCCCGGATGGTTCGCCCTGGGGAACGCGAAGATGATCCAGCAGCTGCAGACGGACTGCCTGGTGGGCATCCAGAAGGTCATCGACCCGCCGCTCCAGGCCCCGGCGAGCCTGATAAACCAGTACGGCCTGACCACCGTGCCGGGGGGCATCAACTACGTCCCGGACGTCTCCCAGGCGGGGATCCGGAGCATCTACGACGTACGGCCGGATATCGGGGCAATCGAGATGAAGATCGACAAGGTATCGGTCAACGTGCAGCGGGCCTTTTTCTCAGATCTCTTCCTCATGCTGACGAACCTCGACCGGAACCAGATGACGGCCACAGAGGTGGCTGAGAGGCACGAGGAAAAGCTCCTCATGCTGGGACCGGTGCTCGAACAGCTCTACAACGAGATGCTCGACCCCGTCATCGACCAGACATTCTCGCGGGCATTCGACGCGGGGATCCTGCCGCCTCCTCCCCCGGACCTCCAGGGCGAGGAGATAAAGGCGGAATACGTCAGCGTACTCGCCCAGGCACAGCGCATGGTGGGAACGGCCGCCATCGAACAGACCATGGCCTTCGCCGGAAACCTGATCGCCGTATTCCCGGAGGTGCGCCACAAGATCGACGCCCTGGCGGCGCTGCAGAAATACGGAACCTACGTTGGCGTACCGGCGGAGATCCTCCGGACCACGGACGAGGCGCTTGCACGGATCGAGCAGGAGGCCCGTCAGATACAGGCGCAGCAGGCAATGGAACAGGTCCAGTCCGGGGCCCAGAGCGCGAAGATTCTCTCGGACACGCCCGTAGGCCAGAGCACGGCCATGGACATGCTCCTGGGCGGAATCACGGGGAATGCGCCATGACCGATGACGAACGGCTGAGGCGGCGGCGCGAACTAGAGAAGGACGACCTGAAGAAGATCCTCGGAACCCCCGAGGGTCTTCGTTTTTTGTGGCGGCTCCTGGAGATCGCCGGTATCTACCAGACGACATTCACGGGAAACAGCACCAGCTTTTACAACGAGGGGAAGCGTTCCGTGGGGCTGCAGATCAAGGCGGACCTCATGGACGTGGACCCGGATCACGAGGGACGCATGGCGCGGGAGTTCCTGCGCTGGATGACGAACAACGATTTAATACCCAGAGGAGGCAATCGGAAATGACGGATCCTACACCCGCACCCGGTCAGGCAGACACCGTATCCGGGGGGCAGGAGAGCACCCGGGGAGCAGCCACGGGCACACCCCAGGCACCCCAACCGCAGACGAGCTTGCTCGGAGGCGGAGCGCAGCAGGAGGCAGAACCCGCGCAGGTACCCGATGCCGGGACGGAGCAGGCGAACGACACGCCGGAGGAGGGGATCCCTGAAACCTACGAGTTCACGCTCCCCGACGGAATGGTGGCCGATAAGGCCGTCGTCGACGAATTCACCCCTGTAGCAAAGGAGCTCGGGCTCACCCAGGCACAGGCCCAGCGGCTGGCCGACATCTACGCGCGGAACATCGGGCGCGTGGCCGCCCAGCAGGCTGAAACGGCCATGAAGTTCATAGACCAGGACGTGGCGGCAGTGAAGACGGACCCCCAGTACGGCGGAGAGAAGCTCCCCGAGAACATGGCCTTCGCGGAAAACCTGCTCAAGGCCGTGGACCCGGATGGGAAGTTCGTGAAGCACCTGAACGAGAGGCAGTTTATATCCATGAACGACCCGGAGCTCTTCCGGATCCTCATCGCCGCCGGAAAGCTGATCGGCGAGGACCAGACGCCCGGAGGCAGGGCGAGCTTCGGCACGAAATCACCGGCCGAGCTGCTCTATCCCTCCATGGGCAAATAATTTATCGAGGAGGCAATCATGAGCACAATCGGATACGAGAACCCCACCCTGATGGACGTGGCCCGCAGGAGCGATCCTGACGGGAAAATAGCAACCATCGTGGAGCTGTTGTCTGAAACCAATGACATCCTGAAGTACATGAGCGTGCAGGAGTGCAACGACGGCACAAGCCACAAGACCACCGTTCGCACCGGCCTGCCCAGCGCCACCTGGAGGCTGCTGAACTACGGCGTCCAGCCCAGCAAATCGCGGACCAAACAGGTCAGCGACGCGTGCGGCATGCTGGAGGCCTACGCCGAGGTGGACAAGGCGCTTGCCGACCTGAACGGCAACACGGCAGCGTTCCGCCTCTCCGAGGACCGGGCGTTCCTGGAGGCCATGAACCAGGAGATGGCCACCACCCTGTTCTACGGCAACACAACCCTGGAGCCGGAGAAGTTCAACGGACTGGCGCTCCGGTACAACGCATACCAGACGGCCGACGAGAAGCTGTCCACCTACAACGTGGTGAACGGCACAGGCTCCGGCGACGACAACACCAGCATCTGGCTGATCGTCTGGGGCCCGAACACGGTCCACGGCCTGTACCCCAAGGGGCTTCCCGCCGG